GTCTGTAGGGCGACTTTATCTAGTCTACGATCGGCTAGGGCCGTCCGTATGCGTGTCAGTGTGTCTATATCCATCTCAAAGTATTCCCTCGCCACATTGCGTTGTTGACAATCACTCCGAATGGGTCCATTTGTCAAGGCGTAGAAGCAAGAGGAGTGCTCAATGAGCGTTTTAGATACGATAAGTAAACCAGCCGACAGGCCAGTAATTGCAACAATCTTTGGTAATGCGGGTATGGGGAAGACGACTTTAGCGGTCACTTTTCCTAATCCGATCGTGATTCGGGCAGAGGATGGCCTTCAAGCAATCCCGTCCATTCAGAGACCAGATGCGTTTCCATTGTTAACAAAGCCAGAAGAATTGTGGGATCAGCTATTTGCCCTCACAAGTGAAGAACATAATTATAGAACCCTGATTGTTGACAGCGTTACCGCTTTGGAACGTATGTTTATTCAATATGTCGTTGATACAGATCCTAAAAAACCAAAGAGCATACAGCAGGCAATGGGTGGCTATGGAGCGGGTCTTTCCATGGTTGCGGGTATGCATGCTCGTATTCGTAAGGCGGCAGGTATTTTGGCCGACAAGCGTAACATGCACACCGTGTTTATTGCCCATAGTGAGGTTGGTACGGAAAACCCACCAGACGACGAATCATTCTCAAAATGGGGTTTGCGTTTAAGTGGTAAATCTGAACCTAACTATGTCGATGATGTAGACCTTGTTGGGTATCTTAAATTAGAAACTTTTACGACAGGCGAAGGGGACAAGAAGAAAGCCATTTCCGATGGTACACGTATTCTTGTTTGCCATGCATCGGCCGCTAACGTTTCAAAGAATCGGTTTGGTATTTCCGAACCACTACCCGTGCAGATAGGCGTCAATCCATTGACCGATCATATTCCTGCGCTTCGTGCAAATAAGAAGGAGAAGGCAAATGGATAATTTTTGGGATTTAAGTGACGGCGAAGATATTACCAAAACTGGCACTCAGTTTGAGGTTGGCGGTGGTGACATTGAACCTATTCCAAACAATACCAATTGCACAGCCATTATCGATTTGGCAGGCTGGGACACTTACATGGATGGGCAGAAGTTTATCTCCTTACGTTGGTCAATCCTTGCGCCTTTTGAATTGAAGAACCGTAAGATTTTTCACAAACTATGGGTGGCTGATCCTAATCCTATGTGGGAAGGAGATGTTGATTCCAAGCGTGATAAGGCAAAACGTATGCTTGTTGCGATTGATCAAAACGCAGGTGGCAAACTTTTGAAGAGTGGTAAAATGCCCTCTGATGAAGCGTTACAGTTACATCTGACAAGCGTTCCTATGACAATCAAGGTAAAGACATGGGAAAGCAAAGATAAGACCGCAAAGGGTAATTATATTGCCTCAGTGGGACCAAAGAATAATGTCAAACCCGAACCCGTAAAGGCTACTCGCGGAATGATTGACGACGAAGTGCCGTTCTGAGGGGGAACGGTGCTAGTAGGGGGGAAGGTAGGTTTTTCGGGTCCTTTCATCTGCCTTCCCCTCTTTAACATGGAGATCAAAACATGAGTCAAATGGTGTTTACTGAGGCATCTATAACGTTGAACGATATTGTTTTTGATTACATGAAAGAATTTGGTTTATTGCCGCGGGTTCGGGAACTTTATGAACCAAAAACCAAAGCAGAAAAACGCGGTGAAGATTTAATTGAATCCTCTTACATTGAAGAACCTGATTATGGATCGGTCATTAAAGCCTGCCGTAAAACGGTTATGAAATTAGAAGATTTTGAAAATGAAGTTGTTACCAGCGATTTAAGCGAACAACGCGATCGGCGGCGTAAAATAGAAGAGATTATTTCTATTATGCACATCAGTCGTACCTATCCAGAAAATGCCATTAAAAGATTAAAACGGCTTCGGCCCCGGACGGAGAAAGCAAGTGGAACAGAGAAGTGAAGAGTGGTTTGCCGCAAGACGCGGACGCATAACAGGATCAGCCGTAGGGGCTATTCTTGGCTTGTCTCCATTTATGAAACCTGATGACGTCCTTCGTCGTATGGTACGAGAAAAATTTGATGCGCCGTCTGAATTTATTGGCAATGTAGCTACAGACTGGGGAACGGCTAATGAGCCAAACGCGATTGGGCAATACGAATTGGAAACTGGTATTAGGGTTATGCCAGCGGGGTTTTATACGCATGAGCATTGGTTAGGTGCATCACCGGACGGTTTAGTGGGCCAAGAAGGTCTTATTGAGGTCAAATGCCCATATAGTTTGCGTAATGAAAAAGCCCCAGTGCAGTTCAAGCCGCTTGCCATGCAGATGCATTATTATGCCCAGATCCAGATACAGTTATTTATTACGGGCAAGCCATGGTGTCACTTTTATCAATGGACGCCCACCGATTCACGGAATGAGATAATCTCATATGATGAGCCATGGATTAACGCGAACATGCCTGCACTACTGGCGTTCTATCAAAGATACTTGGTAGAAATTACGCACCCTATGCTGGCTGAGAAACACTTGCAGCCGCGTAAAAAAGAAAACGATAAACCTGAACTTCGCCAATTGGCTGCGGAGTATTGGGATTTAATTCAAGATATGAAAGCATCGGAAGATCGTAAGGCTGAGTTGCTTGAAAAGATGGTTGCGGCCGCTGGTGGTGAGCCTTGTTATATTGACGGCCATAGTCTTACAAAAGTGGAACGTGAAGGCGCAATTAGCTATTCTAAGGTTGTTAAAGATTTGTTGCCCGGTGTTGACTTGGAATCATATCGTGGAAAACCAACCAGTTATTGGACGTTTAAATAATGGGCAAGCGATCGGACTTTGAACGCAACCCGATGGACTATTACCCAACCCCCAAAGAGGCCGTATTACCGCTTCTTAAACATTTGCCAGAATGTGCGTGGTTTTGTGAGCCGTGTGCCGGGGCAGGGGTCTTATCGGCTCATTTAGAGGAGGCTGGGCATTTGTGTGTTGAGGCATATGATGCAGAACCGCAGGCAGATTGGATAGGGCGTAAAGATGCGTCATTTCTTACGGAAGAAGACGTGCAAGGGTGTCGGTTTATCATTACGAATCCGCCTTGGGAACGTGTGGTATTGCATCAGATCATCGAAAGGTGCGCGGCTTTGCGACCGACATGGTTGTTGTTTGACGCGGACTGGATGCATACAAGGCAATCGGCACCGTATATGTTAATGTGTGAAATGATCGTGTCGATCGGGCGGGTCAAGTGGATACCGGATAGCGAAGGTGCAGGTAAAGACAATTGCTGCTGGTACAGGTTTGACCGTCGAAACAGGTTACCAACTATGTTTGTGGGGCGTTAATGAAGTTTCCTGATAATATTGCCGTATATGGTGTCGTTGATTATCGAGGCGAGTGTCCGCGGGAGTACTTTGAGCAGAAGGCGTTTTTTAAACGAATCAGGATGCGGTATCCCGAAACATGGGGCAAGATTGCTTTGCATCCTAAGAACGAAGGTAAAAGGGAATTTCGCAAGGCAAACGCTGAGAAGGCAGAAGGTCTAACGGCGGGTGCTTCGGACATTATTGTCCCCGGTGATCCAACTTTTGTGTGTGAAATCAAACGTCAAGACCACACCCAGTCAAAGTGGCAACCAAATCAATTGGAGTATTTGCATGCCGCGCAAAAAGCAGGTGCGTGGGTCTGTATTGCCCTTGGAGCCGATGCAGCTATCGATGCTTTCGAGGACTATTTGGGAGACTGTTACAAAGCCGAGTAAACTAATTGATAGAGTTATGGATGGGGAGATTGAGTTATCTGACCAGTCTGGTCCGATTCAATCGGCGTGTTCTCGGTATATATATGAGGATGCCTGTAAAGTTTTGGATTTGCCAACCAAGGATGAGCGGCGTGTAGCCTTAAACAAAGTGCCAGTTTTATTGCGGCCACATATAGAAAAAGAGGTTAAAAAAATATGGGAATTGCGGAAACAATCGCGGCCTTCTGGGCTTTGGGACTTATGGGTTTAATTTTAAATTTTATAGTTTTGGAGATTATTCAAAGTGGTAAAGACGAACGTTTATTACAAAGGGAATTTAGTCGTGTCCTACACCATGAGGTTGAGTACGCCCTATGGCGGAACCGTCAAAAGAAGGCCTTTGCTCAGGAAAAATAAATTGAAAATAATTTTAGAAAGGGGGTTGCAACATTAATTCAGATGTGGTTTATAGATGTTGTCAGCGACGCGGTGTTGCTGCCTAGATGGAGATTAGATCATGAATACGAACCTCACCCTTGCAGACCAGTACGCCATTCAGTCCCTTGAGATCAAGGCAGGCGAAGATAACCTCAAGGTTCTTAAAGGCGCAGTTGTCGCTACTGGCGTAGACCATCTTGAAGGCGAAATGTACGACCTTTCCATCCACCTCCGCGCCAAGAAGGTCATTGACGAAGAACTCTTGTTCAATACGCACGGTGTAACGCTTAAGGACGTTGAGGCTCTTGAGAAGCTTTTAAAGTCCTATAAGGCTTGCACCAAGGACGATGCTGAAATGACCACAGTGGTCAACGTCAAAGCCAAACTAGCAGTAGCGGCGTGAGGAGGGGGCGATGTTGGACTTTGCATTCAATCTTTATTTAAAGCAGATGCCAGACAGTTCATTGGAATCAACCCGTGTGTTTTGGCGCAAGAAATATTGGGATGCCACAGATAAAGAAGCCTACGATCCTCGTCCTTGGATTGAGGTATTGGCTGACCGCCTTGAATTACAAATTAGAGAACAAATGAAAGAGGAAACAAAATGATGCGTACAATTTGGACAATCTTAGTAGAATACCAAATGCCTGACCGCACCATGCGGCGTAAGAACTACTTGATGTGGGACACGATGCAGATTGCAGCCCTTGAACGGCATTTAAAGGATGTTAATGGTAAAATTCTGCACCGTGTTGTAATGCCCATAATGAACTTTGATGAGGTTATGGAAGACATAGATGGTGAAATGTATCGTTTAGAAATGTTAGCATAGGGAGAATATATCATGGCAACACACCAAATAGATCATCTTAAAGAAGCGGCGGCTTATGAAATGGCCCGTAACATATATCAATATTGGTCAAACAAAGGATACCATATTGAGGCACGGGTTTATAAGATTAGAGGAGGGAAGGCAGAACATGCCGCTTATGGTGTAAAGACAAATTTAATTAACGGTTTGCCACCAGATCATATATTGCATAAGGAGATGTTTAAATGAAAACTGTTGACGTAGAAGTCAACGATATAGTTGTCATAGACTATGTGGAAATAGTGGTTCGGGGTCAGATAACCATTGAGATTTATGATCCTTTCAATTGGAGAATTTGTAGCGTAGGTATTGATATATTTGAAGATGAGTTTAAGCACTCTAATCAATCTATGTCGCCAATTATCCTTTGGAAAAAAGTAGTACCAGCACTAGCAGATAAATTAGAAGAACGTATTCAAACAGCAATAGTGGAGAAATAAAATGCGTAATCTATCGGAAGAAACAAAAATGAAAATTAGCAAAAGCATGAAATTGTTACATGCACAAAAAAAGGCAAAAGAGAAAATTGAAAAAATGGCTCTCGCAAGTCCACGCCGCGGACGTCCTCCCAAAATACTTAAATCAATTGTAAAGCCAGAAGATCCATTAAAGGTATTGGAAAGGGATTTGTTGTCATCCATGGGTGGCATGATGGCTTCTCGTGAACGGGACTTGTACAGGTATATCAGTTCTGAGTTTAACCACTTTATTAAATCACAAGCGTTCTCTGATGCCGTAAATTTACGGTTGGATTTTTATGGAACCAAGATTTTAGAGGCAGAATGCAAACGCATTATTAATGCAATTGAAACCCGTCCTCCAATGAGCACCCTTGAGCGTTTTAAGGCAGCAATTGATATATTGAGGGGCAAATGAAAGATACGGAACTTCACGATGAACTACTGGCGGCTGACATGCGGTTTAAGTGGGCCATGAAGGAGTTTGAAAAGTACAGGATTGAAAATGAAAGACTTAAAGAAGAAGTGGTTCAGCTTCGTCGATACATCGGAGAATTATCCAGAGAGCACGGAATTGAACACGCCTACATCAAATACTATGGAGAAGATTGAAATGATTATTACCAAACGCCAACGTACCCACGGGGTTTACCGAGAGCAGGCTGGATTTAGCCAAGGGCTTAAAGACTATTTAAAGTCTGGCAAAAATTGGGACGTACTGAACGATGGGCAGAAAGAAGCCCTTGAAATGATAGCGGTTAAGATATCTCGAGTGCTTCACGGGGATTATAACTATCGTGACCACTGGGATGATATTGTAGGGTACGGCCAGTTGGGAACCGAATCATGTCTGGTCAATATGCCCACCGTTACCATGGATCTTGAGGAGGCTATGAAAAATGACGGACAGTAAAACCAAAGAACATAAACTGAAGATTGAACTGGCCAAACATGCCTCTCGTATTCAAAAGATTAAGCAGGCCCAAGGGGGCGAAGATACCCGAATGAAAATAACTTTACCAACCTTTTCATGGGACAAGAAACAAGATGACAGGCTTTCAAAGTAAACGAGAATTGTCTAATCTACGTTGGTTGGGGCCATACGCCCCTTCCGATCGCCATGCAGATGATGTTACCGTTTCTGATATGGTTAGGTTGCGTATTGAAAATGAACAAATGCGTGATGCTCTTAGGCGTATAACAAAGTCACAATATAATGCTGACAGCAAAGACATCGCAAATGCCGTTCTTGATAAAATAGGTGATTGATGTGTGTAAGAAGAAAAGACTATACTGAGGTCCCAAAACCAACTGGTGACAAAGGCGATGTACCAACTACTGGGCAGATCAAGAATTGACCCACACGCACGATCCCGTGTCGTTGATCGAGATATTGATTTTGATTTATTGACACGGGAACTTCGCCTTATGAGACGGGACCATCCCCTATGGGATTTTTGGATAGAATTAGAACCAGAGGAAGAAGAAGATTATGAGGAAATACGAGCGAGTATTTGTCTGCAACCCGTCTTTCAAATTGAATCCTGACGAACTGGCTCAATTGGCAAACGAAACTGTTTATGTCTGCGATCGGCCAATGTTTGATAACCTTGCTACCGACAATTACATTCCTGATTTTGAGGGACGTATAGCCGAACGCATGGCAGATTTTGATCCCAACAATGACATCGTGGCCTACTATGGCGACAGTATGATTTTTGCCATGATGGTTATGTGGATAACCGGAGAATGGGATTCGTTTGACATAGCCAGATATTCAGCAAAGAAGTCCGGCTACGTCATTCGCAGATTGTCCTACGACAATTTTATTGTAGGGCAATAGGTTGTTCTGAAGGCGCAGATTCGGAGGCAGGGGCGGTTGCCGCTGCTTCTATCTGTGGTTTTGCCTGACCATGTAATAGATTAATAATATCTGCTACTTCAGCATACACGCCAGCGCCAAGATGTTTTAAAAGTGTATTAACGTGGTTTACAGTCAATTTAAGTTCAAGTTCTAAGTTTTCCATCAGATACCCCTATTTGCGATTGCAAGTGCCTTGGCAACGGTATTGTCGTCCAAGTTAAGTAAAGGCTCGGTTGCCTTATTCTGTTGTTTTTTAATCTTATCGACCATACTGATCAAGTCATTGGCTTTAGATATTGCGGAATCATTTGTCCGGCCGCCCGATGCGCGAGGAAGCGGTTCTACACCCATACCAGCAAGTTCTTCATCAATCTTGGTACCGTGAGCAATAGCCAAATCCTGCGCTTTAAAATAATCAG